GGAACTGCTTCTAACATAAAATGGAATCTATCTGAAGAGGCGCTTGAGTTAAAGCATGATACGGATACATCTATTGGAGCGGTTTACAAAGCTGTATACATGGAGGCTGGAGAAACTAAGCGCTTCAGTGTTATGATTAGGGGTTCATCTCCGTCTGATAACGGAATGTATCTAAGGCTGTATCAACATGACGGAGATTTACCAAATGGCAAAACCCACGTATCAAACGATGCTCAAGGCACTTTTGTGCAGGAAGACGATAGAGGAGATACTGGCTGGTATGAAAATGGTGCTGTCTCAGATAGCTGGACTAATTTTGAAAGAGACTATAAAGCACCAACAAGCGGTTACGTTAGTATAGTTGTTTTAAACTGGACTGGAGTAGGGCTAGAATCTTTATTTATTAAAACACCAGATATTCAAACTAGATACGCTAAGTCTGAGTCTGGCTCTATAGGCATTTCACAACTAGCTGTTAGTGACGGTACTGATGGTCAAGTTCTTACTACAAACGGTAGTGGTACTCTTTCTTTTGCTACTGTTAGTAGCGGAGGCTCTGATACTAATTATTACCTTGATGGTATTACCAGAACTGATAGTACAAATACCCTTGTATTTTCTGTAAATGGTGCTACTAATCAAAGCTATACGTTTGGTTCTAATGCTTTTGATTCTTTTAGCGACCACACGGAAGCTGGTTACTTAACTACAGAAACTTACACAGCTCACGAAGACACTTCTAGCCTAAGTGGTGTTTACGGCTCAACGGCTAATGGTACTAAGATTGACACTATTACCGTAGATGCTAATGGGCATATTACAGCGGTTGCTACTGGCGCTACTGGAAACATGACTGGCTTCTTTGTAGAAGACGGTGATGGTACAGAAGTACAGATTAACAATGCTAATGAGTGGAAATTCGTAGAGGGTACTGGTATTAACATAAACTGGTCAGACACTTCACCTGGTTCAGATTCTGACCCGTATGATTTAACTTTTAGTATTAAAGACAATTCTGTCAATGCTTTACAATTAAATGTTTCAGGAGATGGTACTGCGGGTCAAGTATTGGCATCAGATGGTGATGGCACTTTTAGCTGGGTAGCCGATGCTAACACAGATACAGTGTATACTCACCCTACAGGCGATGGTAACAACCACATCCCTACTGGCGGTGCAGCAGGGCAATTTCTTAAGTACTCTTCTAGTGGTACGGCTGTATGGGCGACACCTAGTTACACTACGAACACAGATACAGTTTATACTCACCCTACTACTGCTGGCAATAAGCACATACCTGCGGGTGGCGCAGCGGGGCAGTTCTTAAAATATTCTTCTGATGGTACAGCAACTTGGGCAACGCCTTCTTACACGACTAATACAAACACAACTTATTCAGCAGGTACTGGTCTTGATTTAACTAGTACAACATTTAGTGTAGAACCCGACTTGCGTGATGGTATTACACACGTTGGTAAAGACGCTAATAACTACATACAGTTTGATTCAACCAATGGACGTATAGACTTTTATGCAGGCGGTGTGTTTGTGGCTCGTATGGAGTCGGATGGTGATTTACATATTAAAGGCGATGTTATCGCATTCTCAGATATATTCTCATAATGGCATTACAAAGCAGTGGACAAATAAAAATGTCCCAATTAAACACCGAGTTAAATCGGGGGGCAACAGATGAATTTTCAATTTCCCTTGCAGTAGAAGGAGGGTACGAAGCTATTAATACGAATAGTACTAATAAACCTAACGACTCTGCCCCCCACGCTATTAGTGAGTGGTATAGCTATGACCATAATGCATCCGCAGCATACTCAAACACGAGGTACTATCAAAACGATGGTACGGGTGATTATATAAACTGCACTACTAGCACTTCACCGTTTAGTATAAATACTACGCAAGATTTGAGTTTTAGTATATGGGTACGCAACACGGGCAGCTTGCAAAATCAATTACTTTGGAACTTTGGTAATACAAACTCGAACGGCAATAACAGATTTATGTTGACGTATAGCCAAAGCTTAAATAGACTTATTGCGAGGATAAGGACTAATAGCACAAACTTTGATAGGCAATGGCCATTACACGATAATTCTGCTACTGGAATTAATAGTAGTGCAAAATGGAAAAGCAGTGCAAGAGGGAATGTGAATAGTGATGGGTTCTGTATGATTACAATAACCTACGATGCTTCGCTAACAAACGCAGCTAACGCATTTAAACTGTACTGGAACGCTACGGAGTGTACTTCTCAATCAAATGCTAATAATGGAACAAGAACAGCTATTAATGCTACTAAGGGGAAAATTGGAGAAAACATACACCTTACCAATAGCGCGGGTAATGCTACTTTGGACTACGATGAGATAAAGATATACAACAAAGTATTGTCCTCAAGCGAAGTAACAACCCTATATAACAGTGGCGTTATAGCAGACAGTAGTCAAACAGTTACAAGCGGTCTTATAACAGAGTGGACTTTTGATAACAATAACGCTAACGATAGCAACAGTAAGTACACTAATACAATTACTAACGGAACAATAACCGCATACTAATGGCTTACGAAATTTTACCATACGACGAAGAAGCAACTGTTTTTGAAGTATTAAACGATGGTACACCTGAATTTTATGGAACAGAAGAAGAGTGCCAACAATACATAGACAATTTGACATAATAAGCGGATTTGTATTATATTTGATATATTATTAAATAAATTTTTAAAGAAAATGGCAAAAGCTAAAAAACTAACAAAAGAAGAGCTTGAAAAAGTTACTGGAGCTGTATCTCAAATGAATCAGTTAAAAATAAACTTAGCTGATTTAGATCTTCAGAAAATGCAACTATACAAAGTGTTCGAGCAGTTTAGCGAAAACTTAAGTACAGAACAAAAAGCATTAGAAGAAAAATACGGTGATGTTACTATCGACTTATCATCTGGAGAGATCAAAGACAATGAACGGTCTGATTCGTAAGATAAGTATAGGTAGAGACTATAAAAACGAAGCTATGCATTACTCCGTGGGCCAAGAGGTCTACGGAGGTCATACCATAGAAAGCATAGTTGAAGAACAAGACAGGTTTAGTATTTATATTAAGAAAAACGACGAAACAATACCTTGGAAAGACTTTAACAAAAACATGGGTATAGCCGTTGAATATAATTTAGAATATTAATGAGATCTTTATTTGACTTTGTTGTGGAACCTAAAGGTTCTAGAACAAATAGCAAAAAAGAAATAGGAGACAAAGAACTCTTGTTAAATACAGATTTACAAGATCACCGATACGTTAATAGAGTAGGTGTAGTTGTAAACGTGCCTAAGGGTGATTCTAGCGGAGTTAAACCAGGAGATGAAGTCATTGTTCACCACAATGTTTTTAGAAGGTTCTACGACGTTAAAGGTAATGAGAAAAATAGCAGAAGTTATTTTAACGAAAACTCTTACATGTGTACTCAAGACCAAATATACATGTATCGTAGAGATGGTTTATGGAAACCCACGGATGGTTACTGTTTTGTAAAGCCAATAGAGTCTAACGATATGTGGTCTTTAGATAATGAAACACCATTTAAAGGAGTGCTTAAAATATTGGGTGATGATCTACTACAACTTGGCCTGCAGCGTGGTAACGTAGTTGGTTTCACACCCCGGAGCGAATACGAATTTGTCATTGATAATGAAAGGATGTACCGTGTTCGTTCCGTTAACATAAATATAGATTATGGACACAAAAGAAACGAAAAAGAGTATAATCCAAGCTGGGCGTAAGGCCATAAAGGAACTCATAAAAGTTGCTGAAGAACCCATAATAACTAACACTGAAGACGACGTCTCTGCTGATAGATTAAAGAACGCTGCTGCTACTAAAAAACTAGCTATACTAGACGCGCTTGAAATACTAAACAGGATTCAAGAAGAAGAAAACATGCTTAACGAAAAGCCTGCAGAAAAAAAAGAAACTAAGTCTTTTTCTGGTTTTGCAGAAAGAAGATCTAAATAATGTACGATCAATCTTTATATAAAATAGTAAATCCAATAAAAGAAAGCACTGTTAAAAGATATAACAAGGCTAGAAAATGGAAATATGGTTATAATAAAGAATTTGATTTTGTAGTCATAAGTAAGACAGGTCAAATAGGTGATATATACGAAATTCAAAACTTAAAAATAGCTTTACCAAAAGCTGTTAATGTTCATGAATTTAAAGAAAACAAATGGACACCTTTTGATTATCCCAAAGAAATAAAAAACATAAAAAGCGTCTTTGACTGGAAAGACTATCCTGAAGAGTTTAAACAAAACTGGGAACAATACATAGACGAAGAGTTCAATAGAAGAGAAGATGGTTTTTACTTCTTTAATAATAAAAAAACCACTTATATAACAGGTACTCATTATATGTATCTGCAATGGTCTAAAATAGATGTTGGCAAACCAGACTTTAGAGAAGCTAATAGGTTGTTTTTCATATTCTGGGAAGCTTGCAAGGCAGACAAAAGAAGCTACGGTATGTGTTATCTTAAAAACAGACGTAGTGGTTTTTCTTTCATGTCTAGTGCTGAAACTGTTAATCAGGCTACGATTAGCTCTGATGCTAGGTTTGGTATACTTTCTAAATCAGGTTCTGATGCGAAAAAAATGTTTACCGATAAGGTAGTTCCTATATCTGTGAACTATCCGTTTTTCTTTAAACCTATTCAAGACGGTATGGATCGTCCTAAATCTGAATTAGCTTATAGAGTTCCAGCGTCTAAGCTTACTAGAAAATCTATTAAAAGAAAAGAAGAAGAAACATTAGAAGGTTTAGATACAACTATAGACTGGAAAAACACCGGTGATAACTCATATGATGGTGAGAAACTAAAACTGCTTGTTCACGATGAAAGCGGTAAATGGGAAAAACCTGATAACATATTAAACAACTGGCGTGTTACTAAAACATGTTTGAGACTTGGTTCTCGCATCATAGGTAAATGTATGATGGGATCAACCTCAAACTCTTTAGATAAGGGTGGTGAAAACTTTAAAAAGTTGTACAACGACTCTGACGTGTCTAAAAGAAACAAGAATGGCCAAACTAAATCAGGCCTTTACAGCTTGTTCGTTCCAATGGAGTGGAACTATGAAGGCTTCATTGATGAGTATGGTAATCCCGTATTTAACACCCCTGAAAAACCGGTACTTGGACCACAAGGTGAAGAAATAGACGTAGGTGTCATAGAGAACTGGGAAAACGAAGCAGAAGGTTTAAGAGGTGATCAAGACGCTTTAAATGAATTTTACAGACAGTTTCCGAGAACAGAGGACCATGCATTTAGAGACGAAACAAAAAACAGCTTGTTCAACCTTTCAAAGATATATGATCAAATAGATTACAAT